CGGTATTGAAGTAGTACGCGTAGTTGCCATGGGAGTCCGGGGAGCGCAGGCCCCAGCCGATGGCGGTCGCCGTCTCGTCCAGGTTGGCGATGCGCTTGTTATTGTCTGCGAAGTAGGCAAACTTCTTGCCCTCCGTCTGCCAGCCGCTCACCCCAACCTCCGTGCAGGACAGGGCAAAGCCCTTGCGGTAGATGGTGTGCAGCGTAGCCACGTTGTTGCCCTCCGCCACCACGATGGGCACCGGCACGATGCAGTCCCGGATTTCCGGGTCCAGTTTCAGCGGCCAGATGCCATCACAGAAGTTGTCCAACGTACACCCGAAGTAGCGGTTTTTATAACCGTTGCTGTCCGACGCGTTCCAGGCGATTTCGCTGAACGCATCCTTCCGCAGCATGGTGACGCCGGTCCCCGACCCGTAATGGTCGTTCTCCAGCTTGATGAACTTCTTCCCCTGGCTGTTCTCATTCAGCTTGACCAGGCTGCCGTTGGCGAGATTGGAAAGTAACTGTCCCATAGCGTTTTGATCTCCTTTCTTGGGCAGCCGTTGGCGGCTCTGCCGCCTTACGGATGCCGCATACCCCTTGCGGGTGGATTATGGCAGGGGAGCGGGCCGGTTCCGCCCGCCCCCGCCGCCGGACCTCTGCGCAGCCGTCGGCAGCTTTGCTGCCATACGGATGCGGCGTACCCTTTACGGGTGCTGCGCGCGCCAGGCTCGCCTCCAGCCGTGCGCGCATCTCTGTTCTGAGCTGCCTCGTGTCTCCGTGTTTGGCGTGGGCCTCCCAGGAGCCGAAGCACTCCATGATTTTCTCCCGCGTGATCTCACCGGCCGCATACTGCCGCTCCCACAGGCGGATGCGTCGTTTCATCCGCTTGATGGAGGCATACCGCAGCTTTTTGACCACCTTCCCGCTCTTGGTCAGGTAGGTGTGGAACCCGCAGAAGTCGATGCCGTTTTGCAGGGGAAAGATGTTGGTCTTGTTGTTCAGCTCCAGCCCTAGCCTTGCAAACTGTTCCCGGATAAGGGCCAGCGCTCTGCGCGCTGTCTCCATGTCCGGGCAGATCACATACCAGTCGTCCATATACATTCCGGCCAGCGGCAGGCGCAGCACCTCGTTGATGTAGTGCATGATGGAGCAGACGAAGAACACGGCGTAGATGTGGCTGGTCTGGTGGCCCAGGGCCAGCCCATCGCTCACCTCGTCGATGTACCGAAACATCAGCTCCAGGATGCGCCGGTCTTGGAAGCGCTTTGCCAGCGCCGCCTTGAGGCGGTCGTGGTCGATGCTCTGGAAGAAGTGCCGGATGTCGCCCTTGATGACCGCGCCCTCGGCGTAGTCCCACTCCTCCATCGGGCGGTGCGGCAGACCGGCAGCGCGCCGCGCCGCCTCGTCCGCGCCCTTCTTGCGGAGAAAGTGGGTCCTCATGTGCTGCTCCAGCATTTTCAGGCCGAAGTGTACCCCTTTCCCGACCTGGGCGGCGTAGGTGTTCCGCGTCAGACTCCGGGATAGCTCGTCGTACACGACGTAATCCGTAAGTGCGTGCTGCACCACCTTGTCCCGGAATGTTGGGGCCTGGATAAGCCGCTTTTTCGGCTCGTAGATCAGGAACGCATCCAGCGGGTCCGGCTGAAAGGTCCCCTGCAAAAGGGATTTGGAGAGTATCAGCAGCTCCTCGATTGCGCTGTATTCAAAGGCTGCGGTACTCCCTTTGCTCCGCTTGCACCGTCTGGCCCGCACATAGGCGTCCCATAGGGTGTCGAAGGAGCATAGTTCCTCATAGGTCATGGTTGCACATCCTTACTTGGTTTGGATGCGGAGGAGCGCTGGGCATCGCTGATAGCTGGCGGCACCTCCCTCCATAGAGGTGCCCGGGGGCCTTCCCCCGGTGTCGGGTCCGTCAGCGTCGATACCATGTGTTCGTCCTGGCTCGCTGCGTCCTCCATGCAGCTTGCCGCGACAGGATATGGCCTCCTTTGATGATGGGCCTCTGCTTTCCCCCGGGCGGGGTACTTGTACGCGGTGTTCCATCAGAGCGGGACGCGGGGCGAAGTTCGCGTTGTAGACGTTGTTGTTGTTCACGGTGCCGTCGGTATTGATGTTGTACGCGTTGTTGTCATTGGAGTTCGGGGAGCGCAGGCCCCAGTTGATGGCGCGAACAGGCCATACCCTAATGAAAGACAGCAGGGTGCAGGATGGCTTACCGCCGCCCCTGTCCGTACCGTCCTGCATCCGTTTTCATGGCCGCAGCGCGGGCCTTGTCCTTTTCGTACCAGGCCGCGCACATATAGCGCACGGTCATGGATGCCCTGGAAAGGACGCTCGCCTTGTGGGAGTTTATGCCTGGGTACTGGTCGCTCTCCTTCATGCGGATAATTTTCCGCTCCAGCTTTTTGCACTCTCGCAGTGCCTTTCTCTGGAGCATAAGCCGGTCCCTCGGCGCTTCCCGAAGGTCGATAAGGTTCGCTTCCTCAATGTCTCCGCAGATACTCTCTGCGGTGTTCATCAGGCCGGTGCCGGTGGTGTAGCGGTACTTCTTGGGGATGACCTTTTCATTGGCGCACGCGTCGCAGATCGTCAGCCAGAGGTCCGCCGCCTTATTGCCCAGGATGAACTCCTTTTCTTCCTGTTTCGTGGGCTTACGGTCCATGCGGGCACCTTCTTCCTCTGATCTCCTCCAGGAGACCGCAGTTGCCCTCCACGTCCAGCGTCAGGTCCCGGTGCATCCGCACCGTCACCGGCTCGCCGGTGGGGGAGGTCCCCATGAACACCACGCAATCCGCCGTCCCGCAGTCCCGGCACGGCTGCTCCAGCTCCGCCAACAGGTTCGCCACCAGGCAGGACGCCTCCGCGCAGCTCTTACAGGCTACTCGTTCCATCAGCTGCCTCCGGCCCCTGGGCCTTGTCCGCGCTCTGTACGCTATTAAGCTGCCCCTGGAGCGTGGTGAGCTTGTCGTTGAGGCTTGCAAGCGCGTCCTGGGCGCTTTCTTTCTCGCTGGTCTCCTTGGCAAGCGCAGCCTCCAGCGTTGCCACCTGAGAAGCCAAGGCGGCCACGTCGCCGCTCTGGTCCTCCCGGACCAATTTCAGCCCGTGGGTCGCAATGCGGAAGGGGCCGGTGTGGGTCTGCACCACCTCGCCCTTCTCATTCAGCACTTCGATGGGACCGGCGCACAGCGCGTCCAGGGCAGTGCCGGTGATGCCGCCGGGCAGCTCCACCACCACGGCCTGCCTGGGCAGGCCGCCGATGCGCTCCGTGGTAACAGTAAAGCCGCTGTCCTCCACGGTGTATTTTCCTGCTCTAATCATGGTTGGTTCCTCCCTTACCCGATGTTGATGTAGATGTCGCCGTTGGCCCCCAGGCCGGATGCCGGAGCGCCGCCGCCGAAGTAGATATTGCGGAAGCCCTTGGCGCTGCCGCTGGTGGGGGACACGCCACCCACGGTCCCGGTGAAGGTCCCGCCGCTCTTGGGCATCTTGGTGTCCGCATAGGCGAAGATGTCCCGGGCCTTGCCCGAGGGGTCGTAGGTGGCCTTGTGCATATCGCCCGGGTTCACCGCGTCCGCTCCCTTGGGGATGCCGAAGTCAAAAATAGGGGCCGCATCCGGGCTGCCCACCCGCCGCGTCACCGTGGCCTTGCTACCAGCTGCCAGGGTTTCGGTGTTCCCCACCTGGATATTGGGGGTCGTACCATTGTTACCGGGGACGCCCTGGATGCCCTGGATGCCCTGAATACCCTGGATGCCCTGCTTGCCCTGCGGTCCCTCCGGGCCGACCACCTTGCCGAGATCAATCGTAGGCATAACTCAAACCTCCTCTCCGATGTCCAGGCACAAATGCCCGTCCTCTCTGATGTAGTAGTTCGGGGCCTCGCTCCCCGTGTAGGTGCACAGCAGATGCCCCTCGCCGTTCACGCTGAAATTCACCATCCCGGCGGTCTCAACGGAAACGCCGTCGATGCCGCGCGGCCCCTCCGGGCCTTGGATACCCTGCGGGCCGGGGATGCCCTGCGGACCCTGGATACCCTGGATACCCTGCTTGCCCGTCTCGCCCCGCGCGCCGGTAGCACCCTGGTCGCCTTGGTCGCCCTTCTTTGCGATAAGCAGCCAGTATGCGCCCTCCACGCCGCCTCCGTCCGCTGTGTCAACCGACGGGTCGATGCCCGCGTTGGTCTGTTTGCAGATGTAGGAGCTGCCCAGCCTGGAGACCTTCTGGAGCGGGAGGTAGGTCTTTGCTCCGTCCCAGGGTTCCCATACCTTCACGGCGGCCTCCGCCTGCTCCAGCGCGTCGATGGCGTTGCTCACCAGTTCAGAGACCTGGGGCACAATTTTGTCGATTTCCACCTGGAGCTGCTGCGCCTGGGTGGGCGTCGGCTCCTTGGGTGTGTTGTAGGTGTCGTTTTCCTTCACCAGCAGGTAGTCCGTCACCGTGATGGACACAGCAGAGGGTTCCGCTTCCTTGTAGCCCTCAATGGTGAAACTGCACCAGCCAGGGAGGGACAGCGGCTCTGCCGGGATGGGCGTGTCAAACACGAGCGGGTCCTTTTTTGCAACCAGGTCCTCCACGCTGTTGTAGAGGACCACGGCCACAGGCTTTTCGCCCATGGGGTCCCGCCAGATGATGCGCTTGCTGTACTGCTCCCAATCTGCGCTCATGGTGATGTGCAGCTTGGTCGCGTTGGCTTCTCCCTGCACCCCGGCGTTTTTGTTGTCCTTCTTGACAAATTCACCGTTGACATTGATGTTGATGGTTCTGTCCATTTCCGTTCCCTCCTTTCTTCCTGTATGAAAACGGCGCAGCGGGGCCGGGAAGGGAGGAAAAGGTCCCGTCCGAACCTCGCTGCGCCGTGTCGCAGCCGCCTGGGTATTCGCGGTAGGTATGCGGTTGTCCCAGAGCCGGAGCATCAGACGCCCCGGGCCTTGGCCTCCTCTGCGTAGCGGTTGCTCTCCTGGTCAATGAGGTTCGCGGTGGCAGTGTCCTGGTTCATGCTCTGCTCCAGGACTTCGGCAAACATCCGCTTGACCTCTACCGTCTCGCCCCGCTTGATCTGGACCCGCTCGCCGTTCACGGCCACAAAAACGTCGTCCTTGTACTTGCCGTTGTCCTTGAACAGGCGAATGGGCACCATATCGTCGTAGGGGTCATGGGCAGGGGCGGCTTCCTTCGCAACCGTGTCATCCTTCTGGGCGGTTTCTTTGGCGGCCTTGATCTCCGCCGCCGCTTCCGCCTTTGCGTCGGCCACGATTGCAGCGGCCTTTGCTCGGGCCTCCTCCAGGATTTTCTCCGCCTCGGCAGCGGCATCCACCTGGGGGGCTTCATCCTGCATATCCTCTGCGGGCTTCTTTTTCTCAGCCATGGTCAATACCTCCTTCATGGTGTAGGGCCGCCTGCCGCAGCGGGCGGCCCCGGTGGTTTATCAGGCTGCACCGTTGAAGGTGGAGGTGGTCTCAATGCGGACCATGTAAGGCTCCACCAGGCGCTCGGCAACCTTAGTCGCTTTCCAGCCAGCGGTCGCGCGCTGGTTCAGGGGGTCGGCAGTACCGGCGCTGCCCAGCTGCTTGACGATGTGCTGGAGGCCGCCGCCGGTGATCTCCGTCACGCCGTAGGCATCCGCACCCAGAATGAGGGTGGAGTACACATCACGCTTGCTGGCCTGGGGGCTGCCCTCGTTCCCGGCGGCATCCTTGCCGGCCTTTTCAAACACCTTCGCCTCGCTGGTCTCCACGAAGCGGACGCCCTCAATGCGCCCGATCTCGCCCTCGTAGATGCCGTCGGGGTCGGAGTAGGTCTTGACGTTCACCCACTTGGGGTCGGACATCAGATCGTAGGAGCAGTCGGGGTGGATGATACCGGCGTAGTAGCCGTTGATCTTGGGGGCGTTCATCACCTTGAGGAACCGAACCGCCTTGCGAACCGCGTCCACGGTCAGGTAGTGGTTCTTGGTCAGGTCGGTGGTGGCACCGCCCAACAGCTCAGCCCGGGCCTTGACCTGGCCCTCGGCGTACTGGACATTGGTGCCGCCGTTCAGCACCTCGCGGGTGATGGTGTCCAGGGTCCGGCCCGCCTGGCTGCCCAGCAGTTTGGTGGCCTGCACCAGGTTGTTGTCGATGGCGGTCAGCAGCAGGATGTCGGACAGCTCCACGAAACCGCCGTACTGCTTCACCTCGGCAGTAATGGTGCTCATGCTGAGCTTCTGGCCGTTGGGGGTCACGCCCTCGGTCAGGGGGGTGAGCGCCTTGGGCAGGGGGTCGTACTTGCGGAACTCAATGGTCTTGCCACCGTTCTTGGGGATGGGGTGCTTCTGGGCGAACTGGTCATGCACCAGCTCCGGCTCCGCCATATCAATGAGATAGTCGGAGTAGAAGGTTTTCATCTCGTCGGACAGCCCGCTGTCGCCGGTCACGTTGGTGTTGCCGTCAAACAGGTTCAGCACCACGGGCAGCAGCAGGAACTTGTCCGCGCTCTTGGTCTTAAACATAAGTCTATTCTCCTTTCCCATGCGGGAGGGGGAGAGCCGTTACAGATTGATGGTTTCCCCTCGCGCAACTCTGCGGGCGACCTCGGCCCGGTCCTTCTTGGACCACTTGCTGGGGTCGTCCTTCACGGTAAATGCGCTCTGGGCAGAAGTGCCGTTCTCCTGGGGCCTCGCTCCCTTGGCGCGGATGCCAGCCACCACCTGCTTCTCGGTGGCCTGGGCCTGCATCTGGGCCACGCCCGCCTTGATCTCCTCCATGTGGATGACCTCATAGGCGTGCTGGACGGGAACGCCAGCTTTCAGCATAGAGAGGAACCGCTGGTCTTTGACCTCTGCATTCAGGTCAAAACTGGGGTACAGGCTCTTGACCTGCTCCGCCTCGCCATACCATCTCTGGAGCTGCCGCTGCGCCGCCTCCTCGCCCTGGCGCATCCGCTGGGCCTTGAGGAGTGCTGCGTTGTCCCGCTGGAGTTTCTGGAACTGCTTGTACTGCTCCACGCTCATGCCTGCTTCTTCCGCAGCCTCGGACCAGTACGCATCGTCATTCTCGACGGCGGTGGTCAGCTTGTCGATGTCGCCGTCCCCGATGTGGTAGCGCTGCATCAGCATATCCACAAGGGGCTGATAGCTGCCCACCTGCTGCTCCAGGTTTTGGGTCTCCCGGAACCGCCGGTTGATGATGCGCTGGGTCTCCTCGGTGTAGATGTCCTTGTACTCGCCGTTCACAAGGTCGAGAAACGCCTTTCTTCTGCTTTCCAGCGTATCGGACGTGGTTTGCACGCCCGGCTTGTTGTCACTCCCGGCGTCGGAGGACTGCGCTTGCCCGTTCTGGCCGCCGGTGTCACCAGCCGCCGCCGGTGCCGCCTGTTTGCCGAACAGGACGTTTTGGAACTCGCCCGATTTTCCCCGGCGGGTGCTACCGGGGGATGCCTGGGAACCGCCCTGGGTGCCGTCACCAGCCTGGGATGCAGGGGCCGCCGCCCCAGCGCCCGCTCCGCCAGCAGCAGCGCCGCCGTCGAACAGGTCCAGCCGGATGTCCAGCAAATGAATGTCTCTCATAGGATTGCCTCCTTATTCGTCGCGGGTGTCTCGCCCCCGTGCATCGGTCCTGGTACTTCACCAGGGCAGCGGCAGAACGTATGCCTCTGGCCGCTGCCCCCGTAGGTGAAGCAGGAGGACAGCATAAGCGTACCAAACGCTTTTCACGATTGCGCCCCGAAAACAGAAAAAATTTTTTTATTCCTCCAGATACTCCACGCGGATGCAGTCCGGGTACTTGGCCTCGATCTGTTTCAGACCGATAACCGCCATGTCAAACGCCCCGCCAGCGGCAGAGTCACCGTTGAAGTGAAAGGCCACTCTGCCGCTCTCCATGGTCTGGTCATTGGCAAGCGTGGAACTGCCCTCTGTGTTTTTGATATAGCCGCCCAGGGCGTAGAGGATGCCGGAGATGGCGGCGCATACCTCCGGGTGGCCCGTGGCGTGCCCATTGGCAAACAGCGTGTAGCGCGTTCCGTCCCGCTCGGCATAAACCGTTGTCATGGTGTGCCTCCTCTCAGCTCTGCGGTGCTGCGGCGCTGCTCTTGGCGTTCATGTTGGGTGTGCTGCGGGCCGCAAGCCTGGTCCCGTAGTCCGTCATGGGTGTTTGCGCCTGCATGATGCCGCTTGCAAGCCCGCTCCCGCCGCCTGCCGTTCCTGCGGGCGGCTGCTTCCCGACTGCGCTATGCCCGCCGTCCTGTGGCGCTGCGATGCCCATGTCCTTCCCGGTGAGCGACTGGATGATGAAAGCCATCTGGTCAAGCTGCTGGGACATCTGCTGGCAGATGTTGAGGAGCGTCTGGCCCTGCTGCACCTGTTCCAGGACCTTCTCCTTGCCCTCAAACTCCATCATCTCCAGCGCGCCCATGGCCTCCTGTGCCCGCTCCGGGTTGAAGAAGCCCAGCCCGTACAGTTCCTTGGCCCGCTCGTTCTGCTCCATGCGGGAGAAGGGGTTCTTTTTCTGCGCCTTGATTTTCAGGTCGAATACAGGCCGCCGGAAGATCGTGTTTCCATAGCTGTCCTGGCCCATCGGCTGCTCTCGCAGTCCTGCGTTGTTCATGTCCACGAACCGATAACTTCCCGGCGTCGTGCCGGTGATGCGGAAGGACCGCACCTCGTCATAGAACTGCCTCATGCGCTCAATGGACATGGAGTTGATTTTGGCGTCCGCCCGGTAGCTGGCGGAGATCATGTCCCGGCTGGTCTTGTTGCCCGCCTCCTGGAGGGCAGCGATGGCCGCAGCAGCAGTCACGCCGGACCCTGCGCTGCCGCTGTTCACGTCCCGGTTGCTGGCGGTGTCCTTCATCTCTTCGATTTTCAGCTGCGCCACCTGCACATAGATGTCGGAGAGGGGCTGGGTGACGATCTCTTTCAGCCGCCTGTCGTCCAGCTCGCCCTCCACATGGACGACGGGCTTGCTCCAGTCCAGGAACTCCTCCTCGTTGATGCCCGTGTTGTTGGAGGCGAAGTACCGCCGCTTAGTGGCCTGCATCGCATTCTCCAGGATGTTCCCGAACAGCTTGTCGATGTAGAGCTGCGGGTCCTTGCAGACCGCCACATAGCCGAAGCCCACCGGTGTGCCCTTCTCCGGGAACAGCACGTCAAACACCACCGGGTACATTCCGTCGTCATACCAGCCCCGCTCCCGGTATTCCGGCTCGTTCTCGCTGGCAAACAGCAGGGTGTCGCCTACGAATTTCGCATAGTGCAGCAGCGTCCGGCCAGAGGGGGAGGTGGTCTTGTAGTACCAGTCCACCACCACGCTCTTGCCTGTGATGTCCACGGTGTCGTCGTAGATATACTGCTTCACGTCGATGACGCTGCCGCCCAGGTGCCCTCTGTGCTCCGGGTACTGCTGCTCCAGCAGGTCCTCGTCCACCAGGTCCACGATAAACAGGTTGCGGGACTTCTGAATGTCGGTGATGCCGGGTTCCCAGAAGATTTTCAGCAGGTCGATGGAGCGGATGTCGATGTCGCCAAGGCCGTTGTCCTTGGCGCTGTTCCAGAACACGCCGTAGACCGCCGTTCCGTGTTTCAGCTTCTCCCACCAGTTGTCGGAGTAGGTCTGCTCGAACTCGTTGTACTCCAGCACCACCGGCAGGATGGAGGAGAGGGTCTTTGCGCTCTCCTCGTCGCTGCGCTCCCTGGGCAGCACCACCGGCTCCGGGTAGTTGTCCATGGCGTCGGCGTGCTTGTTGGTGATGGAGTTGAACAGCCAGGCAGACGTCGGCTCCGCCCCTCTGCCCGCGATCTGCCGGGCCTTGCTGCCGTCCTTGCGCCCGATGGCTTCCCAGTGGCGCAGCTCCCACCACAGCTCGTCCTCTACAATGCGGGTCTCCAGGTTGGCCTTGCCCTGCTTGTATCGGGTCAGAATGTCGATGGCCTTTGCCACCTCCTCCTTGCCGATGCGCTTTGCGCCCTCCGGCTGAGACAGCAGCATCGCAGCCATCTCCGGCGGCATGGTCTCGTCCCGCTGCACACCGGGCAGGCCGTCGGGCTTCACGCCGGGGACTTCCTCCTCTTTCCGTCCGAATAGTGCCATAATCAATACCTCCTGTAAAAGTCGTATCTGTCGTAGGTCTGTTGCTGCTCCTGGAGGTCCAGAGGGTCATACACCACCAGCGGCGGCGCTTTCCTGGGCCTGGGGGAGATGGGGTTCTTCATGCAGACGTACCGCAGCTCGTCGTAGATGTGGTCCTCGCCGTCGGTGTCGATGTCCTCCACGTTCTTCTCGTCGTACACCAGGTTGGGCACCGTGCGGATGAAGTGCTTGCAGGTGGAGAACACATAGAGCATAGGCCAGCCCTCCTCGTCAAAGGCCAGCCGGTGATGCACTTGCATCTTTCCGTCGATGCGGGCATGGTCGCCCCGCTCGAAGTAGACCCGCTCCCGCTCCATCAGTGCCCCGATGCTCTCCGTGCCGTCGCTGCCCCAGATTGCCGGGTCCCCCACGCGGTTGATGCGCTTGCCCTTGAGGTTTGGGTCCTCGGCCTCGATGCGCCGTATCTCCCGGGCCACCTCCGCCGGTTCCATCTTGACGCCGGTGTTGGGAGCACCTGTGCAGCCGTAATACTCCCGGATGCGGTAGAGCCGCCGGTCGTGGTCCACGGCATACCAGCCCACCGAGAAGGGTCTGGAGTAGCCCCAGTCCATCCCGCACCAGATCGTCCAGCTATCCGGGACCTTGAAGGGGGAGATGACGTGGGTATTGATGCGGTCGGCGTAGTGCTCGCTGTCGTTGCGCCACTCTGTAAAGACCTGGCCGGAGAAGGTGTCCCAGTTGCCATACAGCAGGGCGTTGCGCTCCTGCTCCGGCATAGAGGCCAGCCGGGTGATGTAGTCCGGGTCGTTCTCCAGCAGGATTTTATTGTCAAACACAGAGGAGGGGACGAAGATGCGGGACTTCCACCGCGTTTCCTCGCGCCCGTCCGGGTATCTGACCTTTACCTGCTCCCAGATCGTCTCCATGGGTTTGCCCGCCGTGATGAACCGCTCCTTGACCCACCCGTGGCCCACGCCCCCGGGGTTGGCCTGCGCCCGCATATAGCAGCGGGTCCCCGGCCCATTGGGGCGGTTCCGGGAGAACAGGTAGCTGTACTCGTCCCACAGAAATTGCGTCAGCTCGTCAAAGTCGATGAAGTCATAGCGCTTGCCCTGGTAATTCACCCGGTCCTTGGTGTGCTGCATGGACCCGAAGTAGATTTTCGCGCCGCTGGGGAAGGTCCAGACGTGCTTACTCTCGTTGAACTTGGCCTTTTTGTATGCGCGCCGGTATATCTCCGTCGAGCGGTCCATCAGCTCCGTGAGCTGTGGGTAGGTCTTGCGCAGGATAAGGCCCCGGTAGTACGGTATCTCCACCTGGCGCAGAGCCTCGGCCAGGGCGCAGTCCGATTTCCCGCCGCCAGCCGCGCCCCCATACAGGGCCTCGTCCTCGAACCGGGCCATGAGCGCAGCCTGGCGCGGCTGCGGTCTCCATACCACGTTAGCCATCCCCAGCGCCTCCTCCTGCGTCCGGCGGTCCTGGGTTGTTCATGACAGGGGAGAGCAGGACCACGCCGCTGCCCTCGCTCTCGTCTGCGTCGGCAGGCTCCGGCTTGTACTTCCAGCGGTCCGGCACGCGGTTGGTCAGCCAGAACATGGCGCTGGTCGGGTCCGGCGGCACTACCTTCGTCGTGGTGGTGACCAGCTCCACGATGTTTCCGGCCCGGTCCACCTTTTGCTCCCGCTTGGTCTCGACGTACTCAAAGCCGCAGGCCCGCTTGAACAAGGCCGCCTCCACCTGCTCGTCAGCCACCGCGCACGCCTGCGCGAAAGCCTCAGAAAGCGCCGTGTAGCGCTCGTCCCCCTCCTGGCCCAGGTCAATGTACTTCCGCAGGGTGGAGTAGGCGATCTTGAGCTTTGCTGCGATGTCCTTGGCCGTGGCTCCGTCCCTTGCCCAGGTCTCGATGCGCTCCAGGTTGGGCAGCACATGGGTCTCGTATTTACTTTTCGCCATGTGCGTTCCCTCCTGTTCCAAACGTGTATGTACCTATCGTAGCAAAGTGCAGTTTGGATTGCGCCCCGAAACGGGGAGGAATTTTTCTGATGCCATACGCGCGTGTGTGGGGGGACCCTCTCTCCCTCTCCATCCCCCCATACCCCCCTTCCTCTCCCTCTCCCCCTGGAGCGGGGGACCATTTTCGTGAGGTCAGGAAAATGGCAAGAGACCCCAGGCCATAGCCCAGGGTCTCCGTTGTTCTGCTTATGCTGTGCTTTTGCTTTTCTTTTCCAGGATGTAGCTTGCCCCATACCGCCGCCTGCCGCAGTGGGCGCAGGTCACCTTATGGTCCACGCCTCCGGCCACACGCTTGAGGTCAAACCCTTCCCGGAGCATCGCGGCGCATCTGCCGCATAGGTCTTTCGGCTTGTCCATCAGTCATCCACCCCCATGAAGTTCTCCCGGACCTTTCCGCCCATCAGGTCAAACTCTACGGTGTGATACCGCCCCTGTGGGTGAACATATACCACCACGCCCTTGATGGGGCGCTTCGGGCTTTTCCCGTCGTTTTCCCGCTCAAAGAAGGTCTCCGGGCAGCGCAGCACTTTGTCGCCTACTCTCACAGCGCTTTCCCTCCGTGGCGGTAGGGCCGGGTCTTGTTGTAGGCGTGCTTGATGTCCAGGATGCCCTCCAGGTCCACGCCCTTCGCCTCGGCCCACTCCGCGATCTCTGCCACACACCGGGCCATTCGCAGAGCTGCGGCGTGGGACCCGGACGCCCGGCACCAGCAGGAGTACGCCAGGGAAAGGAGCAGGTGCCACCGGGCGATGCAGTCTCCCAGGGACGCGGCGTAGACCCGGCAGGGGACGTCACACATGATGGTCGTCCTGGCCTGCAAGATCAGCGCGTCCGTGTCCAGTTCCTCCTTGCCGAACCAGTCCAGGATGCGGATAACGCAATCTGCCAGCTCCACGGCGATGCCCTCCGGCTTGTCGCTTCTGTATGTGCAGTCGGCCTCATTTTTGCAGTCCAGCCATTTATCCGGGTTGCAGGGCTGACCGCCCCCATTTCCTGCCGTGCAGGTGTACCAGACCATGCCTCGCTTGGCCCGGAACTCCTCCAGCGCCTCGCTCAGCTCGCTGTGGCAAAGGGAGATGATGTCCCCGAAAGACCGCTCCTCGTCCCACCAGCCATGCTCCACGGCGTTCTGGTGGACTTCCTCCGTAAACTTGTTGAGTTTCATGCTCCAATCCTCCGTTCCATTGTCATGCTGTCCAGCAGCCGCTCATAGAGCATCTTGTAGGTGTCCCGCTCTGTCTCTGCGATGACCAGGGCAATCGGCTTGCCCGGCACGGTGTATGGTGCAGGCTGTGGGGCCTTGCAAGGCTGCGGAGCGGCCTTTTCTTCCGGCCCCTTGTACTTCCCGTCGCCCAGGCCCATCGTCATCAGGAGGGCGTTGTCAATGGCATCCATCTCCTCCTGGCTGCACTGTCCCATGTATTTCCCCACGCGGCTGATGTCCACGGTGTAGATGTGGTCGCACAGGGCTGTGCTGTCCCCGTGGCGGACGCTCCGCGCAGCGCTTATCCGCACCCGGTAGGGCGTGTCCGCCGGTTTGCTTCCGGTCATGTAGACCACGCTCACCACGCTGGAGGTGCAGTTCATGGCATCGCAGCTCACCACCACGGCGGGCCGGTCCTTTGCCATCTCATGTCCCGTGAATGTGGGGTTGTCGATGTAGTAGACGCCCCCGCGCTTGATCTCCATACTCATACCTCCGTGATGCTGATGCCGAACCGCTCCCGCATCAGCTTTTTCTTGATCTCATACTTTTGGGTCTTGGTGGCCTTGCTTTTCACATCCTCCACCACCGGCAGCCAATGGACCACGCTGTTGCAGTCCGGCAGGGTGGGGCGCTCATAGGAGAAGTCGGCCACATACTTGATAGCCCGGACCCGCTCGCCCTCCGGCGTAATGTAACTCTCCTGGAGGGTGTACTGTGGCTGGAGCTTGAGGTCCCGTATCTTCCCGGCCTGGAGCAGCAGCACAAGCTCGTCGTACCTGGCCGCCTCCTTCCGGCTGTCGAAGTGGATGCGGCCCCGGATGTCCTCCTGGTTGTGGTACTTCTTGCCGCCCTTGCCCAGTATGCCGACTTTCTCCAGGACCTGCCGCTGAGCCGCAGGCCCCAGGCGTGCCAGGTCCGCTCCTGTCAGCCCCATTTTCATCGCCTCCGTCCGTTTTTTGCAGCGTATCGGGGTGTCGATGAACTGTGGCAGCAGCATCTTTCCGCTGATGCCGCAGTATGCGACCCCCTGTACGACGATGCAGTAAGTACACTTGATACAGCCGCCCTCCAGCTCACCCTCCGCCTCGCGCTTCAAAGCCATCTCCAGCGGAGTCCGCAGCTCACTTCCTCCCACCATACGACACCTCCCGTATCTCCGGGTATCGCTCCCGGAACGGGATTAGGGGTTGGTGGTCTTTCAGCACATCGCGGAGCAGACTGTCCAGCTTCTCTTGCCAATAGTCAGCCTCCACACCGCCGTCTAACGCGTCGTGGAACTGGTTGTAGCACGCACTCCAAGCATCAGTCAGCCGCTTTATCCTGTCGTAGCCAAACCCAAATTCCCGGTGCAACGTGACCTGGAGCGTGTCCAGCATGAGTTGCTGGGTCACGCGCTCCGTCGCGCTCATGTATTCCTGCCGGACGATGCGCTCCCTGGCGAGATAACCGGACTTTTTCATTCCGCTGCCGCCTCCTCCACGGTCTCCCTGGGGACCACGCCGATGATGTACTCCATGGTCTCCTCGTCCCGGCGGGCGTGGATTTCGTAGCCGGTGATGATGTCCGCCACGCGGAACATCGGCAGCCGGAGCCGGTGGCCCAGCTCCTTCCCGGTTCCGTCCTCCGTCACGGCCTCGCCGTAGGTGAGGGCCGTCTGCGCCAGGATAGCGTCCATGGCTTTCTGCGCCTCGCTGTTCCCGGCGTAAGCCTGGAGCAGGCGGCTCCGCAGAGCATCATTCTCCTTTGCCTGATCTGCGACCTTCTTCTGGTAGCGGCCCAGTTCATGCTCCAGCCGCTTGATTTTGTCGATGTTTCTCTCCATGTCGTCCTCGCTTTCTCCGTATCGCTCGCCTCGCCCTGCCGGGCAAGGCTCATTCACTCCGCAGCTCGTCCTCTCCCACCGAAACCCGCTGCGCTGGGCTTTCGGTGGGGTCCCTAACTCGTCCTTTCGTAATATCGCAGCAGAGCGGCAGCCATGGTACACGCCCGCCACCCGTCCACGCTGGCGCAGTATCGGGTGGCGTATTCCTGGGCCGTCTTGCGGTCCGGGAAGGAGGCGCAGCACCCACCCTCACAGTGGACCTTGCACCGCTCGTCCCACTTGAAGAACGGGCAGGCCCACGTCCTGTTGGAAT